TGCGAAAGTGTCCTCGTCAGAATCCATCGTGACGATGACCGCTGTGACAATTCCTGTCTCGACTTTTGCGTGGTGTGCCATCAGAAAGTTATCGTTCCTGCGCTAGACGCTGTGATTTGATACACCCGATAACCTGAGCGCGTTGGTTCGGTGTAAGTTAAATTGGTTAGTGTTGCAGCTTTATAGGTGTCAGGATAGGCAATAATAATTATTCCAGAACCACCGTTACCGCCGCCAAAGTTTGCCACGCCGGATTGACGACCACCGCCACCACCGCCAGAGCCCGTGTTAATTGTTGCCGCTGATCCTGTTGCGCCCCTTCCACCATTTCCGCCGCCGCCAGAACCGCCGGTTCCTGCCGCTGATTGGCTTGTAGCAATACCAGCACCACCACCACCGGCTCGGGTTGTTGCCGATCCGTTTATGCTAGAACTTAATCCTGCACCGCCTGAACCTGAAATTCCGTTTGGATTGTTTCCGCTTCCATTACCACCGACCGCTCCAGCACCGCCGCCGCCGCCGCCGCCAGAGCTTGAAGCGTCGCCGGTCGGATAATTGCCGCCGTTGTTGCCTTGCGTTGGAGAAGCCGTAGCCGTTCCGCCAGATGTGCTTGTTCCACCACCTGCTCCGCCACCGGAACCACCATTACCGCCGTTGTTGCCTTGTCCTGAACCGCCTTTACCGCCGCCGGTTGCCGTAATCGTTGCAAAGACGCTGTTTCCGCCTTGTGTTGCGCTATCTGTTGAAGTCGCCGCACCTGATCCGGGAGCCCCGATTGTGATTGTGTTTGCCACCCCTGCCGTTACCGCAAACGATGTAGAAGTTAAATAGCCACCGGCTCCACCACCACCGCCAGAGTCGCTACTTGTTCCAGAACCACCACCGCCACCACCACCGGCGATAACTAGATAATCGACCGTTGGAGTGCTTCTAGCTCGTCCAGAGGACATAATTCCAAGAATCGGGCTCACGCTATGTCGCCTACCACTAGCCAAGAGTTAGCTGCGAGTTTTATCGCTGTCGCGGCTGAGTTAGCGGCGCGCAATTTTGGAGTCGCGCTAGTTGCACCGGTTGAGATGACGGTTGTTGTTCCCGGTGTTACAGCTTGAATCGTAGGTTGACCGGCTCCGGTAATCCAGAAAAAATTTACTTCGGTTCCAATAGCAAAATTGAAAGTCGCGTCGGTTGGAATTTTGAAGGCTTTTGACACAGCGTTGTTCATTGAAAAAATGTTGTATTCGTCCCCGGACGCAATTGTGTAATCATCGGTCTTAGCTGAGTACGCCGTAATAATTCCGGTGTCATTGGCAATCCAAGAAAAAGCCATATCGGTATTTGAAGTTTTTGAAAGAATCTGTCCGGTAGTGCCACCTTCAAGATATTGCATTGATGAATCGATAGCCGAACCCAGAGAGCGAATCGCGGCGGCTCCATCTTTGACGAGATCGGTGTTGTCCGGTGTTGTCCAACCGAAATATGTAGTCGTTGCCATTTTCCTTCTTTCTTATGCGACGATGAACGCTTCGTCCCATGTCATTGTAGCGGATAGGGTGTTCCAAGTTTCGGACGCCGACACATCAATCCACTTCATCGCAACGATGGAAAATGGAAGTGGCGAGACATTGACCGAAATTGTGAGAGTGTTGAAGCTGGCTGAGAATGTCCAGCCTTCGACGAATCCTTGAAATTGACCGTCGTTCATATTTGGCGGCAGATCGTCAAGCTGTATCGGAAGCCCCATGAAAATGGAAATCAACGCGTCACGATCCGCGTCAGAGATTTCCGGATTGACTAGCTGATAAGTGATCCGATCCAATTTTGACTGAGGATAGGCGCGGAGTTCAATATATCGATCGGCTTGATCCTGTGCGTCTGTTGCACCTCGAACGGTCGTGTTGACGATCGCTTTGAGTGTTCCGTAAGTTGCGATCGAAGCCGCGTCGAGAGCTGTGACCTCTGATCCGTAATTGTTGCCATAAGTAAGAACGACATCGTTTTTGATATCTCCGGCGCGTGTAGCCAATTTGATTCCAACGGCTTGCGCTTCTTTAGCTGAGAGAAGTGTGTACCCGTTAGCGGCGAGATAGGTTGTTCGGTGATCCGAGTCAGCGTAAGAGATTCGACCTGCGCTGTCCTCGTATAGATAACCAAGTCCAGAGCTGGCAAGTCCAGAGACCAGCGAATAGACATCGGTAAGCGATGAGCTTCTTTGGAACAGTTCAAAATTGCCGGGACGATCGATTTCGCCAAGCCCAAGATTTAGAGCTTGATTCCAAGTCTCCGTTGGATTGTAACTGTTCCAAGTTTCAGCCGCTGGAACATCGTTCCAATTTCCCAAGAGTAGAGCTGAAAGGATTGTGTAAATCTGATCGCCGTCAAAATCGTGAGCCAAGACTCCGAGAGTTGTAGCCTTTGGAAGCCTTGCAAGGGCTCCCAGAGCCGTCACACGGATCAGTTGTGTATATCCGGTAGATCCAGCCCTAGCGACCTCTACAGCGACATCAGAGACCGCGCCGCCAAAGATTGGGATATAGGTTCCGGTTGAGTCTTTGACTTCGATTGTGAGACCGTCATTGATTTCGACTGTGATCGCTGTTTGATCCACATTAAGAATCTCGATGGAGCAATACCCGGCGATCGGTTGGACATTGATGTCGGTTCGTCCTGAGCTAATTGTAAGATTTGAAAGTGTTATGTCGGTGTATTCAACCGCATTAATTAAGACACGCCAATCGGGAGCCCATGAGGTCATACGAGGATTCCACCGCCGCCGATCGTTCCGCGTTGATTAGATTCATTTAGGAGATCCACAATCTGACGAGCTGTAGATTCTGAGTCAATCGCACCGTTGACGGTGATGTTGTTCGTGATCCCGGACGGCTGTCCCAAGAATGCTCGAAGTTGCTCATCGAATGCTGTGATTCCTTCAAGCCCCAGACTTGGGACTGATGAGCTAAACATTCCAACACTTGCCGAAGCTGTGGAGATTGCCGGTGTCTCGAATGCGGATTGTTGGACTTTAAGTCCTAATCCTTTTCGGATTCGATCAACATCGTCCTTGCCTGTTGAAAGAGGATTTCGCAAGTATTCGGCGGCTGTTTGAACAAGAAAAACGAGTTCTTTAAGAATGCCGATTGTGACATTGGCGATCGCGTTGAGAGCTTTAAGAGCTTTAATAAATCCATCAATCGATGAACCTTCTCCGCCTGTTCCGGCGTCAATCGTTGAAAATAATTTTCCAACCGAAGCCGCCATCTCCCGGAGATCCTTAGCGGCGTCGAATGCTGATTTCTGAGTTTTAGAAATCTTAGGCTCAAAAGAATCGACCCGGCGACCGGCGTATTCGGTAGCTGTTGAAATACCTTTTTCTCCGGTAAGTCCAGCGATGAACGCATTGAGAGCCGGGATTCCTGAGTCGGTCATAAATTTAGAGAACCGTTCGACTACCGGCAAGAGTGCGAATCCTAAAGTCTCCTTCGCTTCGTCCATCGCGACTTTCATTCTCGCGAATCGTCCGGCGTAAGTGTTAGCGGCGACATCAGCTTGTCCAGCGAAAGTCTGCGAGAGTACGACGACAGCCGCGTCGAAGTCTTTTGTCTTAATAATGTTTTCATCGATTGGGACGCCAAGTTTTTTTAACGCACCGAATGAGCCGTCGTAGGCTTTCGATAGAGCTTCGGTAACTTGCGCCAGACCTTTACCAGTACCGGCGGCGATGTCGATCGCTAGTGATTGGAGTCGCATTGATTCCGTGACTGATTGAGTTGATCTCAATAGGCGATCGAAACTCGGACGAAGTTGGTCGTCGGTGATTCCGGTCGCGAGTGAAGTCTGGAGAATGTATTTCTCAACGCTGGCGATCTGTGAGTCGGTTGCCTTCGTGACATTTTGGAGAGTTGTTGCGAGCTTTGCCTGAGCGGCTTCGTCCTCGATTGCTGATTTGACTCCATCGATGGCGGATTTAACAGCTAACGCACCGATCGCGGCTCCGGCGGCGATTGCGGCTGTTCCAACAGCTCGGAACGCTCCGCCTAGCTTGTCGCCAAATGTGCTTGATGTGTCCTCGGCTTGTTTAAGTCCTTTAACGAGATCGGCTGTGTCGGCAAGGATCGAGAGTTTGAGTGTGCGTGAACCTGCCATTTAGTCATACTCCTTCAAGATTCGATCGAATGCCCGTTCCCATTTGTCAATCAATTCCGGTTGGATCGATCTAAGTGTTGGATAAATAAAGTATCC